ATAAATTTCAAGCACTTGCATTTCAGTGCCTGCTATGGTCATTGTTTTTGCCCCGTTAAGTAATAAACTCATAATCTTTTGTTCCTATATCATATTTATTCTTTATGTAACAAATACAAGTGCAGTTACATCAGATACACCATTTGGTGTTGCACTTACTGTATTTGCTGTGACGTTTGCTTCTGTCCAATATACTAAATTGCCATTTACGGTACCATTAGCACCATAATACAAGGTACTTGTAATAGTAAATGTGCTATTATTTCCCATACCATCTGCTACACCCGCAGCACTCCATCCATTAGCAAAAGCGTTGCCAGGACTATTTGTTGTGCTAAGATAAACAAAATCACTTATAATATTAAAATTTCCACCAGTACCATTAGCGAAAACATCTATACCTAATATACCATAATAGTATAAATTACCATCGCCAAAATCAAATGGCCCATAGTCACAATATGCTCTAACTTCATTTAATATAACACTATAAACGTCATCATATGCTTCAGCAACAGTTGTTTTGGTAGCAACAGTATTGCTATTACTAGTAAAGGCTACGTTAACATTACTATATGTAACATTACCACTGCCTATTTGTTCTGATAATCTTAAACTTGGTAAAAATCCATTAGCATCAATATTAAAAGCATCAAACTTTTGATATTGTGGACCTGCTATATTCGCATCATCGGTATATGTTAGTCCACCACCGACAAATACAACTTGTACACGATTTGCTAGATTAGCAGGATATGGCTGATTAAATGTAACTTGTACGTTATCTCTACAACCTACAAATTGTGCACCTTTCATAAAGTTCACGCCACCGCCGCCTGTAACGGCACTGATGTCTATACTAGTTGTACCGCCAGCAGCACTTAGATCACCTGCAAAAAATGCGTTGCCATTAGTATCTACATAGAACTTAGCATTGGCTGCGTCTTTTGTATTATTGCCATACCATAATGGAAAATTACCGCTGCTGCTTATTTCTACTCTAGGTACATTATTTGCTGAACTTGTGCGTACTGTGCCGCTAGTCAATGTACCCATAGCAGCACTAATTGCATCTAATTGGCTTACACTAAGTTTGGCTGCTACTATTGTGCCTCCAGTTATTCTATCACCATTTATAGTGTTTGCAGTCATAGTATCTGTTGTAACTACACCTGCTGCTATTGTGCCAGCAGTCACAGCGTTTGCAGCAATCTTACCAGCGATAATTGCGTTGGCTGCTATGTTGTTTGCAACAACAGCATCAGCAGCAATACAACCAGCAAGTACAGCATTTGCTGCTATATCTCCTGCTATAACTGCGTTAGCAGCAATAACACCTGCTGTAACGCTAGCATTAGCAAGTTGTCCTGCTACTAATTGTCCAATAATATTTGCGTTTGGTATATTGGCAAATGTAAAATTACCAAATACAGTATTAGCAAACACATTCGTAATTTGGTTGGCAGTAATATTACCTACGATTTGATTTGCTGCTGCTACTGCAACAAAGTTAGTACCATTACAAGTGTATAATTTATTATCTACTGTATAGAATACTGTTTTACCTACTGTATTGGCATTACATCCTGTCGCTAATGTATTTACAATTTCAATTGGTTCTAAACCAGTAATAAACATATTAGCACTAATACTATTAGGTTGTATATTATTGCCACCTATACCACCTGTATTAGTATTTGGATCATAGGTAGTGACTTTAGGTCCGGGCCAATCAAACACTGTACTAGCATTACTTTGGCGACCCGCAAAATCATTACGTGCGGTCACACTAAAATAATAATTACCGGCAGCCAAATCGTTAATTGGTATCTCAACATTTGCGCTTGCAGCAAAGGCTTCGCCAACACCATTTTGTGCTGTGCGATATAATATATGATTACTAACATTGCTACTGTTACCATAATTAAAGTCAAAATATGTTGTTAGTCCATTTGCTGGTGTTGTGCCAGTTACTGTAAAATATGTTGTGCCTGCATTAGCATTTGTACCATTAGCAATTGTAGGTGCTATAGGTATATCAAATACGTTTGGATCAACTAATCCGGTATTATACGCTGGAACAAAATCTTGTATGCTATTATCATCATAAATTGTACCGTTATACTCAAAGGCTACCATTTGTGTGCCTAAGGTATTATCCTCAAATGTTTGTTCTGCTACCGTCAATACACGGAATAATTTATCAGTCCAACCATATGTTTCATGTGTTACACTTATTACATCACCTGCTTCTACTTGTATGCCACTAAAATCAGTTTGGAATGCTATTGTTATATCTTCACGGCTTTGCAACAATCTGCGTACACCAAGATATTTGGCTTGTACGGCATCATTGACCACACCCAGTGGTAAATTTAAACGATTGATTGCTTCATTTGGACTCAATAAGATATTTGCGGCAGTATCCTGTAATTCTACAATTTGATAATCTGTTTGATCTTTTATATTTTTATTTGGGTATGCGACTTCTACTTCATTGTAAGTATCATTTAAATCAATAGGATTGATTTGTACACCACCAACTATATTATTACTATTAACCGCAAATAAATTGCCTACATTACCTGAATATGGAGCATTTAATACGACACGCCATTTACCTTCTTTTTCACTATATTGTAGCCAACTATCACAACTATCTGCTAATATCTGTAGATTTTCCAAGCAAGTGCTTGATGTATCTAATGGTCCATTAACTAAATAGCGACTTTGTGTAGCATTAGCATTGCTAGTATCAATATATGTAATATTGGCATTAGCATATGCATTTACATCAATCAATAAATTAGTACTATCTACAATATTAGCATCAAGCCCGCAACCATATCTATCATTGACCATATAATCATAGATAGCACTGCCAGGCAGATAGCGACCCGAATTTGCCGTCTCAGTATTACCGGTGTTTATTACTTTTGCTGTTAAAGCACCTAGACTTGTAGTACCAGCATCAGTATTGTATTTCACTTGCACTATAGCAAATGCTGTATTGCTCATAGCATAATTAGCATCACCTAACCATTTAGGAAACACATCATAAGCAGCAGTTATTGTGTTGAATCCATTAGCACTTCCATTATTATACAAATAAATGTTTAAATAACCATTAATCTTTGTATCAATCTGTGCTGGACTAGTATTTGTTATTAATTGTGTGACTTTTGTATTACCACCTAATCCATCACTACTGAATGTACATAATTTACCATCATAGAAAATATTACCAGTATCAAATGTGATATTACCATATGTTGTTTTTTCACAAAGTGATACAACATAATACATTGTCTTTTGATCAGTAGTTAAGAATGCGTCCGTCACAGGACCACCAAGAAATGCATTACCATATACTACAGGTAATTTGTTATCAGTAGCAGGAGCCAATTGAACACGACCACCACCGCCTAATCCACCATTACCTTGACCTGCACGTTTGGCTAGTACACGGCTAACCATGCTACTAACTATAATAGTTCCTACAAATTTTGCTACTGCTGTAAAAAATGCTTTTACAGTTAATGTAGCAACATAACGACCTATTGCAAGTGCGATTGATGAGAATACTGCCATGTTATATTCCTACTGCCCAAGTTTCTTCAACTTTGTTATAACCAAATCTGCTATAATCAATTTTATGTAGTTGTTCTGTATTGGTCATTGTATAACTATTGATGTTACCCTTATCTAATAATTCTTGTGCGTGTTCATTATATTTTGTAAGCAATTTATAAGCGACACGACCTTTTCTAAATTCTGGTTGTATATAAAACATAATTTCACGCAATGCTATATCATCTACATACCAAATGTTGGGTGATTTGATGCCAGCAATCATGCCCACTAAATCACCATCTTTCTCTGCTACCAGCACCAAACCACCACCAAGTATGCAATGATGATATAATTGATTTACATAAGTATAATCAATATTGTCTTTAATCTTGTTATTCAAATTGGCACTATGTATAAAGGCCTTAATCAAATCTATGACCTGTACGATATCAAATTTAT